CTGGAGTTCACGAACCATCCCAATGGGCACAGAAAATCCCATTGACATTGCCAGCATCAAATTCTCCATGCCCATATGGATATCATCTCCGGCCAAGATCAAGAAACTGGGTGTGGTGGAACGTATCATTGCAGGAATATTTGACGCACAAGGTGACGCTGCTGATGCCATAACCAACAACGATCTGTTGCTGGGAACTCGTCCCATGTTTACACCGTGGGGTTACAAACTGGTTGTGATCAACAATCAAATTCAAGTGCTGCCGGCTCGTACCATAGTGCCCAACGGTGCTTATGCTGATCTAGATCCCACTGCTATTGTGGCAGATTCACCACTGCTGTGGCCTGCTGTGATTTCAGCTTACGGCGTGTTGCGTCCGGGCATCAGTCAGATTAGATTGAACCGTCCTGTTGACACGCCGCCAGACAGCAACAGTCCACCCATCATTGGCACCATTGTGATCAACCCTGATGATGATCGATTGGTCATATTCACTCCTGATGCAGACACAGCACCACAAAATACGCTGAATCCAATTGACGCTATCATTGATCCGCTGATCAGTGGGCCAGGAGACGGATTGCCCGCACCTGTTACAGGTGTGCGTTACTTGTTGACCGAAAGCACTGGCAACTATGACAACGTGGCCAATCCTGCTGCCTGGGCAGGCACAGCGGGGCAGCCGTTGGTGGCGTCAGCCAATGACATCATTGAGTGGGATGGCTCACGATGGCGTGTGTCGTTTGTGAGTGAAGGAGAAACTGCGGTGCAGTATGTGACCAACATAACTACTGGTACACAATATGAATGGACTGGAGCAGAATGGACCAAAAGTTATCAGGGCGAATACCCAGCAGGCACATGGAGCCTGGTACTGTAAAGGCTGTGGGTGTATGGTTCCTGGCCCGTGACACTGGCCGCTATCTATATCTCTTGAGAAACGACGTCAAACACCCTGGAGCATGGGGCTTGCCTGGTGGCAAAGTAGAAGCAGGCGAAACACTGTTGGGCGGTATGGAACGTGAGTGCCAGGAAGAATTGGGCAGTTTTCCAGACTATCGGCGACTCATGCCACTAGAAAAATTCACATCAGCAGATGGCATATTTGAATATCACACTTGGGTTTGTGTGCTGGATCAAGAGTTTCAACCCATACTAAATGAAGAACACATCGGCTATGCTTGGATTGCTGTGGGCACATGGCCCAAACCCATGCATCCCGGATTGTGGAGTACACTGAACATAGACAGTGTGCAACAAAAACTGGCTGCTGTAGAACGAGTAGAGTTGGCCAGTTTATAATCTGCCAACTGCAATTTCAATTGTACCAGACTTACCGGTAAAATCTTCAACTGCTTTGCCAATTACTGTGCCCATGGCTGGTGTAGCACAAGCCTGTGCGTAGCCATTGCCTGCTGACACCATCATTGCTCCTTTGGATACTGGGCCAATTACTTGTGTAGGCACACGCCCAACAAGAGCAATGGCTGCCAAGTGTTTGCCTTGTGCTGTGCTGTTCATCAAGTGTGCAGGATTGGTACTAACCACACCTGCTATTAATGCACTGGCTGCGGTGTTGCTGATAGTAACCTCGTTATTGCCACCAAATTCAAGCACAGTACCTGGAGCATAGTCAGCATCAGCTACATACATCTCTGCCAAGTCAGCATATTGTGCCGACGTTGCTTTGGCAAACACAGTGTTAAAATATCCAGTACTGTTTCCAATATTACCAACACCATTGGCTTGACCATTGGTTATTGGATTCATAAAAGTAATAACGCCAGTGCCGTTGGCATTGAGGGTGATGTTTCCGTTTGCAGTAGTGTTGATCCAAAGAGCACCAGTGTCAACAATGTTGCCAATCAATGAGATATTGCCACTTGTGGTTATTGTACCAGCAGCTGAGATCAATCCACTTGTCAGCAAATTACCACCAGTGATGTTTGCTGTTACTGAAACTGTGGTTCCTGTATGTGTTGTGGCATTGACATTAGCACCACCCAACACATTTCCACCTGTGATGTTGCCAGTGGCACTGATCAATCCAGCAGTTCGTAAGTTGCCGCCTTGTATGTTGCCAGTCACACTTAAATTGGCACCAGTGTTAACGTTGCCTGTGCCATTTGGCGTGAGCACAATATTGGCATTGCTTGCAGATGTTTGAATGTCCAGTTGGGCTGAATCAATAATGGCGCCCGACAATATCAAATTACCAGCAGTGATATTGCCTGTGCTCACTGTCAAACTTGTGCCAGTAATGCCAGCACCTGTTATGGCGCCAGTGGCACTTACCAATCCGGCAGTGCGTAAGTTGCCACCGGTTATATTACCAGTTGCTGAGATCAATCCACTTGTTAAGATATTACCGCTGGTGACGTTACCAACTGCACTAATGCCATCGCTTGATGTCCAAACGTTCGCGGTGCTGTTATACAACCAAGTGATATACGGGCTACCAATTGGTCCAACTTCGATTCCACCTCCATTTGCTGCACTAGCATTAATTGCGTTGTTGGCATAGTTGACTGTCAAGTCGTTTGTGCTGACCACGTTGGAGTTAATGGTGGTGGTTGTACCGTTAACTTGTAAATTACCATTAATAACAACTAACCCAGCATTTCCAACTGTTGCTGGGTCAATTGTTAGTGTTTCACCTAAGCTGCTGATCAAGTCACCAGCAATTGTAATGTTACCAGCATTAACGTTACCACCAGTTACGTTGCCAGTAGCACTAACAATACCAGCAGTGCGTAAATTACCACCAGTGATATTGCCAGTTGCCGAAATCAATCCACCAGTTAAGATATTGCCACCAGTTACGTTTGCACTTACTGATACTGTAGTTCCTGTATGAGTTGTGGCATTGACGTTGGCTCCACCCAAAATGTTACCACCTGTGATGTTGCCAGTTGCTGAGATCAATCCGCCAGTTATTAAATTACCACCTGTAATATTTCCGCTGGCGCTTATTAAGCCGGTGACGTATTCACCTGTGGTTGCAAACACAGCCACATTGCCAGTTCCACCTACGCCAACTGTGACATTGCCACCAGAACTAACAACTGTGACGTTTGACGTGCCATTGTTTATATTTGATACTGATGTGATCACACCAGTTAACAATGCACCATTACCAAAAATGTAACTGCCGGTTACGTTGCCTGTGGCACTGACAAACCCACCTGAAATTAGGTTACCTACTGAAGCTGGGCCTGTGCTTAGAAACCCACTGTTGACATTACCAGTGGTGCTGACTGTGGCAGCATATACAGTGCCAGTGCCAGATACTACTCCGGTACCAAACAGAACATTGTTAGCAGTTATATTACCAGTGGTTGTGACTGGACCAGTTAAGCTGACCAAATTGCCAGTGTAAGTTGGCAAATAGTTGGCTACATCGGCATTGCCATATCCAGCAGCAATACCAGTTAGGAATGCGCCATTGCCAATAAAATAGTTGCCTGTGGCAATATTACCAGTGATGCTGAATGCCTGCACAACGTTTAGCACGTTGGCAGATATTACATTGGCCTGGATTATGTTGGCAATGCTTAGAACACGAGTCCAGCTGGTATTAGCAGTGGCATATTCGTATGCTACATTGTTTACAACGGCAATTTGCCCGTTAGTCGGCGATACAGGAAAGCTCATTTAGCATCCTTATTGTTTGCCGATCACGACTTCAATTGTGCCCTCGCCGCCTGTAAAGTTTTCTAATGATTTACCAATGATAGTACCCACAACTGGAACTGCATTCATACATGCTCTTGCTCGTCCATTTCCATTTGATACCATTAAATCTCCTTTGGCGACTGGTCCCACAACTTTTACAGGTACTCGACCAGTCAGTGCCACAGAAGCAATGTACATGCCGCTGAGTCCTGCGTTCATCAAATACGCTGGGTTAGTTGATACCACTCCAGCAACTCGTTTGCTGGAATCTGTGATACTTATTGTAACTTCCTCGTCGCCTCCAAATTCAAGTACAGTGCCTGGTTCGTATGCAGCATCTGCACGATAGTTTTCTGCCAAGTCAGCGTATTGTGCTGATGTGGCTTTGGCAAACACAGTGTTAAAATACACACTTGAGCTACCAATATTACCAATACCGTTACCATTGGCATTTATAATATTGCCGCCAGTAATGCTACCAGTTGATACTGTCAAACTTGAGCCTGTGATTGCAGCACCTGTGATTGCACCGGTTGCTGAGATTAATCCACCTGTTCTTAAGTTACCAGCATCAACGTTGCCAGTTACCGAAACTGTAGTACCTGTGTGTGTGGTAGCATTCACATTGGCACCACCTAATATATTGCCGCCAGTAATGTT